GACCAGCGGGCATTAACACCTTATCATTTGTGTTTACAGACTCACCTGCCTCACAGTCTGATCTACCAAGCCGACCAGCGGGCATTAACACGCCTTCTCGCGGTCGAAGGCGTAAGCAATCACTTGGTGTCTGATCTACCAAGCCGACCAGCGGGCACTATCACAGCCGTCACGCTATCTATCTTGTTTTGAGTTATTGCGACTCGGCAACGCGAGCGGCTGTAGGGTATCTACTATCTAGTCTCAGGTATACCCCCATTCGCCAGCGGTTGTCAAGCCTTTGTTCCCATGACGCGAGAGGCTCCCGGCAAATCGGCATCACGGTGGGCGCTCGCTCATTCAGGCGGCCAACGGCGCGGCGGCGTGGTCGATCTGAGATGCGAACATACGGAAGGTAGTGGGCGGCGGGCAGGGGAATTCTCGTAGAGAATTTTGGCGCGGTATCCCGGTGGGCCACTCTTGTGGAATCATTTTGGGTCGTGGACGTTGCGGTCGGAGAGGTGCCAGCCGATTGCGTTTAAGTCCCTCCGCAGTTGTGAGATCAGGATGTCTCGCTCTTCTTCGTCCGGCTCCTCCGGGTCGGGTTCGCCGTATTTTTGTTTTTTGATTGTCTTCTTTGGGCGGATTGTGAGCTTGACGGGAAGAATTTCGGGAGCCTTAAGTCGGCGCATGCGCCATTGCTCAATTTCTTCCGCCGTCACGCGCGGATGAATCATACCGTCCTCTAGCGCGGCGGCAAAGAGCTTGCTGTCCAGCCGCGAAATCGCGTACAGCGTTCGTCGGGCATCGGGCAAGATATCGCGGTATTGCGGATCATTGATTTTTTCATGGTTCGCAATTTTTTTTAATTTGCGAAACCAACTGTATTGGAACGGAAGACAGGCGTGATCGTAATCGGGCTTCGAAATCTGAAGTTCGCGAACTATCTTAGCTACGGCCAAATTTTTTTCCAGCGTGTCGCCCCACAATCGCTTGATCCTGGCGACTTGATCGAAGGTGTGAGTGTCCCAGCGGGACACTTGGGTTGCGCTAGTACTCATTTGATGCGGGATTCGGCCATGGGCAGATATACTTCGAGTCGGTTTTTTAGGTCGGTGATTCGGTCGAGCAACTGGCGAGAAGGCGCGACGGGGATCTGGTTTTGATGTTAGTCGCGCGGTGGCCGAAATTGTCTCAGATTATTTTGATGGTATGAGTTTTTTCTGGCGGCTGAAAGGCGAAAACAGACCCCGGATACCGGCGTTAGCGCGGTAAAGTAGTGCCTGGATTACTTCCCCAGTCATTCCAGCAAAAGTAGTCCGCTTAGAAGATATGTCGTTCTTAGATACTCAATGGAACGAAGAAGTAGACAAAGCCCTTCGTAATCCCCCCGGATGGAATTCGGATTTAATACAAGACATCCACAGTTTATCGGGCGCTTCGCTTGTTGCCGCCATCAAGATTGGTAAAAGACTAGACTTTGACCTGCGTAGCAAAGGAATCCCTCTCACGGATGATGGCCTTTTTCGTGTTGGAGTTCCTTTCGAAGATGCATACACAGCAATGATGTGTGTCGAGTTAGTCATGCACGATCCCGGCTGTGAGGAGCGGACACTTTACCGGGACCGCCGACGCTACGGCACGCGCGAAGGTGAACAGGCAATAATCGATAAGATCGTGCAACTATTCGCAGCCGGGAAGTCTTACCGAAGGATCGCGGAAACACTCAATTTAGAAGGTTATTTACCGCGTAAGGGTAAGTGGACCCATTCCATGGTTAAGAATGTAATTGACGCAGGGCAGAATGTGACGCCCAGCCATCCGTGCAAATGCCGGATGTACCGCACCGACTGGGAGAAGCCCTCCTCCCCGTCAGTCTGCATAGAAGTGTTACGCCTGAGCGACGACACCTTTGAGGCGATGCGGACGAAAGGCGGCACCCACCGTGACACGACAGAAAACGACGTGCGGAGGTTTCGCCGGTCGCTTGCGGCTCAAGCGGATTACACTCCACCCCTGGTCGTCGATCACTCTAACATCCCTCACCTAAATCAAGTCGTCTTCGGCGATTGCCGTAAGAGGATCGAAGAATTGCCCGACAACTCCGTCTCCCTGGTTGTCACGTCCCCGCCTTACGGGGAGCAAAGAAGCCAATACAAGGGAGCCACCGATGCCGATTACCCAGAGTTCACCCTTGAGTGGATGACGCCGATGAAGCAGGCGTTAAAGAACGACGGGTCGGTTATGATTATCATTCGCCCGCACGTGAAAGACGGCCAAGAAACTGATTACGTAGAGCGAACTATTACCGCCCTGAAGGGCGCGGGCTGGATACTCATTCAGCGTTCGATCTGGTACAAACCGGATGGCGGACCATTTGGCGCGGTGGATCGGCCACGTCGGAACTATGAGTATGTTTTGTGGTTTGCGAAAACTACGAAACCCTACGTCAATCTGACGGCTGACGGCAAAAACTCAGATCGCATCGGCATGTTAACCAAGAATCCGCAAGGCAACTTTCACTCCACCGGTGGCGGTTTCGTCGATGGAATCGCGCGAGTAAGCGATGTTATTATCGCGCCTGTTTCCGGCTGTGACAAAGGCGTAAATCACCCCGCCATGTGTCCGCCTGATTTAATACGCCAGTTGATACTTCCTTATGCGCCGGAGGGCGGGCTAGTCGTTGATCCTTTTGCCGGAGCTGGTACGACTTGTCTAGTAGCGCAGTCGCTAGGCCGCGACTCCATTGGCTTTGAGAACGGGTATGAGGAACTTGGAAAAGATCGGGATGGGAAGCCGATACACGGGGATTCATTCGCCGACATCGCTAACCGACGCTTGGCAACTGAGGTGAAGTATAAAAGGGGAGCGGCGCTGGTGAAGACGATGGCGAAAGGCGTGGGCGCTTAAGCCAGCAGCAAATCAAGCGCAGCAACGTCCAGGGTCACGCTAGTTGCTCCCCGGCTCCTTGCCGCGTCAATGCTGGTGCGGATCAGATCGGCGACGCTGGGCACGACGTAGACGGTATCGGCGGGCGCTGTGGCTGGCGGCTGCATCGGCGGTTGCGCATCGGCTTGCGCACCTTCGGCGGTCGGCAACGGTGATGCTGGCTCAGCGATCGGCGCGATTTCGCGGAGCGCGGATTTCTTGCTGTGATCCGGCGCTGGCATTTTACCCTGGCGGCGCTTTTGCCAAACTTCGCGCATTTTGCCGCCACGGTTCCCGGCAGGCGGCTTAACTGAGGGAATCTTCTCAGTTAATGGCTTGACGGCTACGCTGGCGGTCTTTTTAATGCGCGCCGGGGGCCGGGCTGGTTCAGCTTTTGTAGTGGCGGCAATGATCGCGTCAAGCTCTTCTGTATCGCCGTCGTCGGTGTCGGCCTCATCGTCGGGGCTTAACTCAGGATCGTCGCCGGTATCGGCGTCGTCGGTCGTAGAAGTTGTATCCACGGGCGCGGCGGCAATCTCGCCGTCAAGCTCACCGCGCAACTCATCGCTGAGTGTGAACGTCCCGCCCTTGCCGCGCTTCAACAGGCCCTCATTGACCAGATCGTCCAGCCGGGTGGCCAGCGCCGGGCGCGATAAGCCGGACGCAGGGAGGAGTTGACTTTCCGTTAGGCCGCCGCCCGGCGCGGTGCGGAGGGCTTTGATGATGGCGGCTTCATGACGATCAGAGAAGAACATTGCGGTTTACCACTCCCAGGGGTGAAAAGGAAGTTGAAGTTGACCGTCCGCGTCTTCGTCTTCATCGTCGGCTGAAGGCCCCGGCCAGTCGTCCGGCAGCGGCGCGGCGAATTCTTCCGTCTCAGTAGGGTCAGTGGGAGCGAAGTCTAGATCAGGCGGCAATGGTACGTCCACGCTTCGTTAATACCCGGCTGCGGCGGGAAATGAACGGAATTCGGAATATATTTCTGAGAATTCCGGCTAGAGAGAGGCTCACTCAACAAGATCAGCGCCGCCCCATCCTTCAATGGCGTGCTGGAGCTCTTCGGGGGAAACTTCAGTTTCCGGCCAGAATCGAATGCCGCAGCGGCGGCCCGTCAAATCTTCGCAATGCTTCAGGAGTTTAGCAAAGGTCACTTCCCCGCATTCGTCGTGGAAGCACTTAAACTGGACGCCACCATCGGCATGAAGGATCAAGCAAGACTTACCCCGGCCAACGTTCATCTTGTTGTGCGACTCGCCACTAGCTGGACATGGATCGAAGCTGTACCATGTTTTGTCGCCGTCGTTCGTGACCCTCACCAAACTGAAAATCTCAGGGTAGAGTGCAATGAGTTGCTCAATCTTTCCTTCGGTCCCGAGTTGCTTCAAGGCGCTTTTACTGGGCGGCGGCGGCGCGACATAACCCCATGCTCTTGCCAATGCGGAATAATCGGCGGGCAGGTATTGCGGCGGATACTCGAACACTTGAGCGATGCGGCCACCCTTTAGATTTTTGAATCCAGGGAGCCTGCTGATGCGGTTGGCGTCGAAGACATTACGGTCGATTTTCGTTTTACCATCGTCAAATTTATCGGCAAGGTGGTGGAGAAAGAATACCAAACTCCGATTGGCGTTAGGCACACTGGTTGCACGGTTGGGAGTTCGATATACCAGGTACCAGCCGTTGCCGCTGAAGGCAACCACGGGCAAAGGAAAACCGCACGCACTGAGACAGTCGCGCACGTTGAGGGCGAAAAAGTAGGCTTCCCACGTTTGGGCGCGAGTTGCCGCCTCACTGGCGGGGCGAACCGGGTCGCAATCAATAAAGAGATTTGAGCGCATCTCAATATCACTGCCTTTTGTTGTCTCGAAGCTGCGCGGGCGCGCGGTATTCAAAGGGTGCGGCCAGGTCGCCGGGTGCTTAGGAGACTTTAACCCGTTCAGCGTGTGATAAACGTTGGCGTGTAACGTGGTACTCATTTTATGCGCGTAAATGGCGGCGAGATGAGGATCGGTGAATAAGCCGGAGGCGACAGACTTCCCGGTCAAACCACGAATCTCAAAAACATGATGAGGGTGAACGAAGCGCAGGAATTGCTCCGCATGCGCGACGTTGGAAAGCGGATCGTCGGTGAGCTTGACCGGCTCTAGGCTAGTTAAGGCGTTCTGTGTCGTCATTAGTGATTCCAAGGCGTTTCGCTTCTGCCTCCCACATGGGGTCGGCGAATACTTCCTCATCGGATGGTGGAGTCCTTTTAGCGGCGGGTTCAGACGATGGGACAAGGTGATCCCACTTAATAGGGCGAGCCTTTTGAGTTGCGGCCATCTCCCGGTAGAGCGCTTGACAGTCGATCATCTCAGTGTCGGACGGGGCAAATTTGTATGTCGTTCCAGTGCGGTCGTGTTCGCGCGAATAACCGATCACCTTGAGCGATGAAATTTGCTTCGACAACGCCGTTCCAAAGGCGCTCACGGCTTTATAGGTAAATGGCTGGCCTAGCTCTTCAGACACGTTGCGCAACTCGCCAAAGAGCGTCGTAGAGCTGACTGCGCGGTTGGCGTTGGCTTTGCTTTTGCCCAACCAACATCTAACGGTGTGTACCAGCGGATTGGAGGAAGTGATCGTCTCGCCATACTTTTTCATGTACGCGGCCCAAAGGTTAACGGTGCTATCCAAGGTTCCCTCATATTCGCTCACAACGAGTGTGAAGGCTTCATATTCAACCATTTCACTCTGATACGGGTAGACCTTTGCACCGTGTTGCAGATGAGCGCGGAGGATATTCTGACTGCGTAGGATGTACTCGGCGAGAAGCGCGGGACGCGCCTTTAGAACAGCGTTAAACAGCTTTTGCTTAGGGATCTTCTTCGGGGCGGCTGGTGCCACGTCCAATGTGAGGGTGCGCCGATGCACATCCGACCTGCTAAAGGGATTGACACGGCTGGTAAAGACTCCGTGATTGTGGATCACAAAGGTATCCTTCATGTTGGTTGTGAAAAGGCGGCGTAAATCGATCTCAGCACCGGTGGCGATATGACAAAGGCGATCTGAGTAAGATGCCAACTTGGGATCATCTAAGCCAAAGCTGTCGATGTTATCGTAAACGACATACGACCTGTTCGTGATGGAGGCAATTAGTGCGTCTTCCTTCATCGGGAGCGCTTGCGCCAGGGAGGCTTCACCACGTAGGAATGTCAAGATCATTTCAGGGCCGCTGCTTTTCGTGCCGCCTGCTTCGCCCTTTAAGAGCGTCAAGGGCCACAACGGATATTTGCTGGCGGCCGGAATAAACAGGAACCTGGTTAAGAACATCTGGTGATTTTGATCGTGGCTGAGAATATCATCGTGGCTCCAGCGAGTGGTTAGGAGTTGGGTCATTGGAAGATCAGGTAGTAGCTTGGTGCAGGCGGTGCCAACTTTAGGCTGCATCTCTTCAATCAAAGGCTTTAGCTCTGACAGCGGCGGCCATGCACCAATATCGTCGGCGATCAAGATCACGCCATCGGTGCCGAGTGGGACCTCTGAGATGGAATCCGCCGTGATCTTAATCATGGTGGTACCACCCGCGTTCAGGTAAACAGCGTCATCGCTCATGTAGCTGAGATGATAAAGCTTGCGCTTGGGCGAGACTTCGGCGATCTGGCGTAGGTTGCTAGCTATTAGCTTCGTCGCTTTTTGAGTATCCAGCAGCCGGATCAAACGCAGTAAATGCATGAATTCCGGGCCGGGGTCCTTACCCTCCAACCTGATTACCTTGTTGGTCGCGCGATCAAAAAGGTAAGGGTATGGACTGCGGAAGCATTCAGCACGGGCGGGGGTTTCACCTGCACGCGCTAAGAAGAATCTCCTAACCTCATCCCAAAGGCGTTGCTCCACTTCATGTGCCGCAAGCTTGACGTACTCCACCTTCTCGTAACCATCACCATCTTCGGTGATTACCTCTTTGAAGCCGTGTCTGAGCCATGTGACTCTATCGGCAAAGCTCGCTAAACTCTCCGGTGGGCCGTCCGGCAAGGGGCATGGTCCTATGTTGATCTTCTTCATTTGATCCTTATTCTTTCCCGGCGATGCCGGGGGTTAACTTTCCCCGAAAGTCGGGGGCTGCGGAAAACAACACCGTGGCGTGTGTGATTGAAGTCGGGTGTTCAATGACGCGACGGCGCACAAGAGCAAAACTCAGCAGCCGTGTGACGGCGGCGTAAACGGTTTGATGACTGATAGGAAGTTGCCGCTCAATCTCCGGGACGGTGACCTCCGCATCGGCGGGGAGGTGGCACAGGTAGGTCAGGATAGCCTTGTGACTCCAGGCCAGACGTGAGTCGCGCAGAATATCCAGGAGGACTTCGGCCTCAAGCCGATGAGTTGGCGTGTTCGGCTGTGAGTTGGTAGTTTGACTTGTATTGGTTTGAGTAGTTGTTTGGATTGACATAAATTCTTTCCTTTTGGCTAATACCGCACCGGCGACGGGAAAATCTGGTTTGTCGAAAATATACTTGAGGCGCGTGGTGATTCGATTTGCTGGCCCCAACATAGGAATTGATAGTTGGGAAATGCGGAACTATAAATAGTCTGCACCTAAACCGGGTGGCTGTCTTTACAGATGAATCTGGAAATAAGGTAGGTGAAACCCTACCCGGTGAGGGGCCGCGTGACAGCTCTTGTGACAGCTCTTGTGACAGCGCGAAATTAGAGCTTTGCCTGGGAGGGGCCCGCGTGACAGTGCTTAGCTTTCACAGTAAACGCTGTCACAACGGCCATCTCTGTGAAAACTAAACCAGTTGCACTGGCTGTGACAGTGTGACAACCCTTTTCTATATATTGAGAAAATGTTTCTTTTTACCCCCCATAACATGTGTATATATTTAATAGGGAGGGCTGTCACCTTGCACGTCGTCACAACACCGTGCCAGCTACCCCGGCAATTTACCTGACAGCACTGACAATCTCAACCAGACTGAAACGGAATCCTACGGTAATCTTCTACCGCCCGACTTCCGCTCCTTTTTACATGGCAACCAACCCAACCTCAACCCCAACCACCGCAGCGGAAGCGCTCCTAGACGCCCTCGCCGACTTCTTTGTCGATTCGTTTAAGGCTCACATGATTAGGCGGCATCCGCACCTGGAAGCCGTATTTGATCCGCCGCCTCCACGTACAGCAAAACCCGGCTGCATCCTGCTCAGGGTGCCCAAGATGACAACCGAGACAGTCCACACTGAGTCTTTCCTGGGACGTGAGTTCCCGACGCACAATTAGCCGCTCGCCCGGCACCCAACCGACTTCCGCACCCCTAAGCAGGTAGCGCGCCGGTTTTTTAACCTCTCCTTTCTCCCGGCGCGCGTTGGCAATTCGGGATTCGCGGCGGCGGGGCATGCCGCTGCGGTCCCGGCCAGCCTTACCGCTTCGTCAGCGACGACGACGCCGAACTCACAGAAGCGAACTATCAAACCTCTTAGTGCAGCAGTGCTCGCCATAGCTCTTGTTGCGTTCTCCTGTACGGGCCGCTTCACGGACATGCGGCGGCCCGTCTCTTTTATGCCGTCTAATTTATGCCGTCTAAACCCCTTACCGCGTGCGCCACGCCTGGTTGTGCCGCACTTGTGACGCAAGGCCATTGTGAAGCGCACAAAGGTAACAGCTACGACCGGCAACGCGGTACGACGGCTGAGCGCGGTTACGGCGGGCGCTGGCAACGGACGCGCGCCGTCTTCTTGTCTCGCGCAGAAAACAGCATGTGCCGCTTATGCCCAAACCACTTAGCAACAGACGTTCACCACACGAAGCCAGCGAAGCAGTTCCCGGAATTATTCTGGGATGAATCATTGTGGTTGCCTTGCTGCCATTCATGTCACTCGATGCTTACGCGGCAAGAGCGACTATCAGGCGCATAAGTAGTGGTAACTGCCTTAGTAGGTCACGAATGAGCATGGAGTGGTATACCCCCTCTAGTAGTTTTTCAGCAGCGGTTTCCCTGATCGTTCGCGGTGCCAAACGTATAAACGCGATTTGAACCTTAAGGGTATCGACTTTCACCCGTCTAGTTAGATGAGCAGAATCAGCGATTTGGTACAGGACCCTAAGAATGCGAATCGCGGCACGAAGCGCGGCAACGAACTAGTTGAGGCTTCCCTTCGTGAGTATGGCGCGGGCCGGTCAATCTTGATCGACCGCAATGGAAAGATAATCGCGGGAAACAAGACGGTTGCCAATGCTCAGGCCGCTGGCCTTGAAGACCTCATGGTTATCCAGTCGGACGGCTCCCGGCTGATAGCAGTGCAACGTACCGACCTTGATTTAGACGACGCGAAAGCCAAGGCGCTGGCCATTGCCGACAATCGGACGGCGGAGATCGGCTTAGAGTGGGACCCGGCGATCTTGGGCGAGCTTGCCAATGAGATGGATTTGAATCCATTCTTCAGCGACGAGGAACTCACAGAAATGGGCGCAACCCTTCCTGCGTTCCAACCCGGCGATGCCGCCGACCAACACCGACTCGACGAAAAGAATAAAGTAACCTGCCCTGCTTGCCAACATGTCTTTACCCCTTCTTAAACTTGACTGGGCGACCCATGAAGCCGCTAAGTTCGCTGTGGAGCACTGGCACTATTCAAAACAGATGCCAGTTGGTAAGTGCGTAAAGGTAGGCGTCTGGGAAGCCGGCGCGTTCATCGGCGTCGTGACTTTCAACCAAGGTGCTAATCGCAACATCGGATCGCCCTACGGTTTGGGTTTGACTGAGGCGTGCGAACTTACCAGAGTCGCCCTTACAAAGCACGTTACTCCTGTGTCACGCATTGTCGCCATTGCGATCCGATTTCTAACCAAGCAATCCCCCGGGCTGAAACTAATTGTGTCTTACGCTGACCCCGGCCACGGTCACCACGGTGGCATTTATCAGGCTGGCAATTGGGTTTACGTTGGGTTCGGCTGCGCAACTAGGCACCTCCTTATCGACGGCTCCCCCATGCATAATAGGATGGCTTTCGACCTGTTCGGGTCATCAAGCGCGAATGTTGTGCGGGCACAGACCAAGGTTGAAGTAATACGCCTGCCACCGTCGCCCAAACACACATACCTGATGCCACTCGACCCAACTATCAGGACCTTTTGTGAGGCACTAAGAAAGCCATACCCTAAGCGGGTGAAGCAGGCGATGCCTGGGGACCACTCAGACAGCGGCGGCGCGACACCGACCCACCCGCTCCAAAACACCGGAGAGACAGCATGAGCGTAGGCAGAAGGCCGAAGCCAACCGCGCTGAAGCGCGCAGCCGGAAATGTCGGCCACCGCCCACTTAACGACAAAGAGCCGAAGCCTACGGGCACGCCTACCTGCCCCAAACATTTAGATAAGGCCGCAAAGGCTGAATGGAAACGCATATCCAAAGAACTAACAAGCCTTGGTTTACTCACATCCGTTGATCGCGCGGCACTGGCTGCCTACTGCCAAGCCTGGAGCCGATTCATTACCGCAGAGGAAGGGATTGCCCGTTTCGGTTTGGTCATAAAGTCCCCGAAGAGCGGCTTCCCCATACAAAACCCTTTCGTTAGCATTTCCAACACCGCGCTGGACCTTATGCGGAAGTTTGCAGTTGAATTCGGCCTCAGTCCCGCCTCACGCTCCCGCTTAACAACCGGCACGGCTGAACCCACCGATGCGTTCGCGGAATTCATGCAGACCTTGGGCGCAGATGAGGAAGTAGGTGTTGCCGTTGACCCAACCCAATAAGGCCCTCACTTACATAGCCGACGTTTTAGCGGGCCGTGTTGTCACCTCCAAGCTTGTCAAGCTTGCCATAGAACGCCACGAGCGGGACCTACTCAACGGCCATGAACGCGGCCTAACCTTCAATCCAAAGAAGGCTCAGCACATTGTCACGTTTATTGAGAGCTTCTGTAAACATAGCGTCGGTGCCTGGGCCGGTAAGCCTTTCAAGCTTGAACCGTGGCAGTGGGCGCTTTTGTGGATTCTATACGGCTGGACCTTCACTGAGACTGGATATCGACGTTTCAAGTTCGCCTATGTGGAATTAGGACGCGGTAACGGTAAGTCGGCGCTGGCGTCCTGTGTCGCTCTCTATGAGCTTCTGGGATCTGGTGAACCGGGCGCGGAATGCTTTTCGATTGCCACTAAGAAAGATCAGGCGCGTATCGTCTTCGCTGAAGCTGAGCGCATGGTTAAGCAGTCACCATCTCTAAAGAAGCGGGTCAAGAACTATCGGGATTCGCTGTTCATTCCAGACACGGCAAGTAAGTTTACGCCGCTATCGTCGGATGAGGATTCCCTGGACGGCCTTCGGCCACAGTGCATTATTGCAGATGAACTTCATGCTTGGTCCACCACAGGTAGAAAGCTGTGGGATGTACTCGTAAGTGCTCTTGGCAAGCGTAGGAGTCCGCTCTTCTTCGCCATCACCACCGCTGGCAGTGATCGTAATTCGGTGTGTTGGCAACAGCGCGATTATTGCGAAAAGGTACTGAGCGGCGTCTTTGAGGACGACCGCTGGTTTGCCTGGATCTGCGGATTATCGGCGGACGAAGACTGGGAAGACGAGCGCAATTGGATCAAGGCAAATCCAAATCTAGGAATCTCAGTTAGTCTGTCCGATCTACAGGACGCGGTACGGAAAGCAAAGAACGACCCCGCTTCACTTAACGGCGTGCTCCGGCTCCGGCTTGGTATCTGGACCCAATCCCACACGGCATGGCTACCGATGGATAAGTGGGACGCCTGCGCCGGGGAAGTGGACCGTGAAGCCCTCAAAGGCCGCTCCTGCTATGCAGGCTTGGACTTGAGCACGTCAATAGACATCTCAGCTTTCGTGATGTTGTTCCCCCCACATGGCGACGACAAGTATTGGCGAATACTGTGTGAGTTCTTCCTGCCAGCCGACAACATCGAAGCGCGGGTTAAACGGGACCGCGTTCCTTATGACGTTTGGAACCGGCAAGGACTCTTCAATTTGACGGAAGGCAATGTTATCGACTACGACGTTATCCGCAACCGCATCAAGTCACTTGGTCAGGACTACGACATTAAAGAAATTGCCTTTGACCGTTGGGGCGCTCAACAAATCGTTACTCAGTTGACCGCTGATGGTTTCACAATGGTTCAGTTCGGTCAAGGCTTCGCTTCGATGGGCGCTCCGACGAAGCGGCTCATGGAACTCGTGCTGTCCGGTGAGTTGGCCCATGGCGGTAACCCGGTACTTCGATGGATGGCTGGCAACGTCATGGTTGAGATAGACCCGGCAGGGAACATCAAGCCTTCAAAGAGCAAGAGCCGGGAGAAGATTGACGGCGTCGTCAGTTTGGTCATGGCGCTGGCGAGGGCGTCGGCCCACGCGGAGAGTCAAGGCTTTGCGCCTACAGTGTGGTAACCAACTTCCCAATCACTTCATGAATGGGCTTCTTCCAAAATGTAATCAATCGCTTCTCACCCGAAACACGCGGCAACCCAGCGGAGAACCCTTCCGTATCGCTTTCCTCGCCCGCCGTATGGTCTTGGATCACCGGCTCAGAACCAACCGCCAGCGGTGAGTTGATCGATGAACGCAAAGCTTTACAAATTTCCACGGTTTACGTTTGTGTCCGTATCATCGCCGAAACCATCGCAAGTCTCCCGGCCAAGGTATTTGAGACTCTTCCCGCTGGCCGCCGCGAAGCTGTTGACGCTGATCTTTACGACCTTCTTACCCTGAACCCCAACCCTGAGATGACGGCCTTCTCCTTCTTTGAGACGTTATCGGGTTCACTCTGTCTGACCGGCAACTGCTACGCCCAGATCCAGCGCGTAGGTGGCAAGGTGGTAGCACTGTGGCCCCTTCACCCGCTGATGACTCACCCAATCCGCAAGCCCGGTGGTGTGCTGGCATACAGCACAACGGACGGCATGCAGGCCGGTCAGACGCGCGTTATCGATGCCGCCGACTGTATAGCGATTCCGCTCTTCAGTTTCGACGGCGTGCTTGGCTTGAGCCCAATCGGGATGGCGCGGCAAATGTTAGGTCTAGCAGTGGCCACGACGAAGTACGGGGCGCGCTTCTTTGGCAACGGCTCGAAGCCGGGTGGCCTGCTATCAACCTCCAGCAACCTCAACGACGTTCAGTTATCCGCTATCAAGGAATCTTGGCAGGCAGCGCAGGGCGGCGTCAATCAGGGCAAGACGGCGGTATTGCATGGCGACTGGAAGTACAGTCAGATCGGCATCAGCCCCGAAGATAGCCAATTTTTAGCCACAAAAGCCTTCTCGCGCACCGAAATATCAGCCTTATTTCAGGTACCCAGTCACCTCGTGGGCGACACTTCGCGGCTGTCAAATGCGAACCACGAGCAGCAACAGCTTCAGTTTTTGACCGGCTGTATTCGCCCTTACTTAGTGAGGATGGAGCAAGAGCTAAAACGTAAGTTACTCCCTGCCCTTGGCCGAAATGCTGGCCGCTATCACATTCAGTTTGATACGCGGGAACTAACTCGCGGTGACTTCGCTAGCCAGATGACAGCCTACGCAACCGGGCGCACCAACGGCTTCCTTAACGCCAATGATATCAGGCAATCGTTGGGGGATAACCCGATACCGGGCCTTGCTGGTTCAACTTACTGGATGCCTGTAAACATGCAGGATGCGAACTTCCCGAACCAGGGCGGCGGCACAGAGAAGCCCGGTGACGCCACGGACGATGACCCTGAAGACACCGACCCACTGGCAGGCGACGACAGCGGCGACGACACAGCCGACCCACTTACCGACGATCAACGCTCACTACCGGCAGCCACCGCGTTCCTCAAGCTTTTTAGGGATGGAATGGGACGCCTTCTCAGTCGGGACAAGCGCGATTATGAAGCTATTAGCCATATATTCACCCCGTTGGTGGAGACTTTAGCCACCCTTGCGGAAGCCAAATACGGCGAGTTAGCAGCCGATGTTAGAAGCAAAATCACCAAAGAAGCCCTCAAAGGTTTGGAAAAACGGTCGGCGGCGTGGTTACTTGAGACGGCTGACCAGTTCGCGGACGCGGAACTACTGAAGGTAACTCGCGCAGTGGTCATCAACATCGCCAAAGAAGCAGCGGCGAAGAAGGCGCTAAAGGAAATACCCGGAGGATCAAATGAGTAACAAGAAAGAAGTCCGCTTTATAAGCGAGAAGACGCTGGAGGTTCGCGCAGCCGGTGACGGTAAGCGCACCATGAGCGGGATAGCGGCGCGGTACAACGTCCGTTCCCTCGACTTAGGTGGCTTCACGGAAGTACTTGCTCCCGGCGCGTTCACTCGCACGCTGGCAGACCCCGCGTCTGATGTTTGCTGTCTCTACGGTCACAACATGAGTAACGGCTTGCTTGGCCGCACCACATCCGGCACCTTACGGCTTCGTTCCAACGATGACGGTTTGGTTTTTGACTGCGACTTGCCAAGTACCACTCTAGGCAACGATACCGCCGAAAGCATTTCACGCGGCGACGTAACCGGTATGAGCTTTGGCTTCATGGTGCGTGATGACGATTGGGTAACCGCAAGCGACGGCACCACGGTAAGAACGATCAAAGACCTTGACCTTATGGAAATCAGCGCGGTTCCGTTCCCGGCCTACCCGTCCACAAGCGTGCAAATGCGTTCACTGTTGTTCCCCCAAGGTTTGCCGGAGGTGCCGATGGTTCAAGTTCCCGACACTATCGAAACCGACAAGCTTCTGGCCGCCATTCTAGACCGGCGTTCCAGATAACTCGACTTTCAAACCCTTAGTTGAAACTGTTCTGACTCAGCATTCCTTGTGATGCCGCGTTAACTCGCGATCTGGGGTAGAGCAAACAGGAAGTTATCCGCCTGAAGCGGATGACGGCCCTAATTCAATTCGTAGGTGAGTCACATGACTTTAGAAGAAATCAAAACAAAGCGGACGAAGTTACTTCGTGACGCTCAGGCCGTTCTCTTAGGAGAAGGCGTTGACGGTGAAAAGCGTGCCAAGGCACAGCTTATGATTACCGACGCGGACGGCTGTGAAGCCGACATCGCTTCTTTGGAGCGCATCGCCAAGTTTGAATCAGAGGAACGGGCACGCACGACTCCGCCCCGCCCGCAACCAAACGGCGGTATGCCTTCCACGGAAGAAACTGCCGAACAGCGCACCGCCAAACAGAAGGAAGCATTCTCGAACTACATCCGCTTCGGTCGGGTTAGCGAAGAGAACCGCAGTCATTTGACCGCTGGCAGCTTAGCGGGAGCCAATCTCCCGGCTGAACTTCGCGATCTAACCACCGGTGTCGGTGGCGTAGGTTCTGTAGGTTACTGGATACCCCAGGGCTTCTATCCGTCCCTAGTTGAGGCGGAAAAAAGCGTGGGTCAGATCATCAGCCTGATAAACGTACAGAAGGTCAGCGATGGTTCGCCAACGAAGGTCGGCCTTGTCGATGATACCGCCAACAGCCTTACCGTTCTCGGCGAAACCGTGGCGGTTTCCGAAGTCGATCCGACCACAAGTGGCAAGATCGTCACGCCAGACATGTTGACGACCGGCGCTGTAAAGGTGTCGATCCAGAGTTTGCAGGATTCATATTTCTCCGTCGATGAGTTCCTGAAGAACGCCTTCGGCGTTCGCTACTACCGTGGGCTTTCCAACTTGGTCACCAATGGTAGCTCCAGCGGCAACATTCAGAGCATCCTTACCGGCGCTCATAACGTGGATACGACCACCGGCCCCGGCGTCGTTGGTTACTCGGACATTGTAAATCTATTTGCAAGTCTCGATCCTGCGTATTTGGGTAACTCCACTTTTGTAATGAACAGCACGACACGCGGCTACCTTTTGGGTGTCACCGATACCCTTGGTCGGCCTCTGTTTATTACCAGTCCGAACAGCGGCGCGTTTGACACGTTGCTTGGTCGGCCCGTCGTTCTCAATCAGTCCATGCCAAACATCGGAGCCGGTAACACGGCCATACAGTTTGGTGACTTCAAAGCCGGATATTTGTTGCGCCAAGTGGGGGACCTTACCGTCCTTCGTTTGTCTGAGCGCTACATGGATCAACTCGAAGTGGGTTTTATCGGCTACGTTAGAGCGGGTGGTGTTTCACTCGACATGACGAACGCTCACCCCATCGTCAATTCGATAGGTCACGCATAAAAAGCCGCCCACGGCGGTAACAACCAAAAGAAGCCGGACCTTCTACCGAAGGAATCCGGCTTCTTCGTTTTGATTCCGACTTTACAAACCCTTGTTAGATGCAAATACGAATCGTCAAATCCTTCGTCTCTTCCGGCTTCGCCCCTTTCTGTCCTGGGGAAGTTATCCGCGACGTCCCGGCTGATCTGGCCAAAACCTGGATCGCCATTGGAGTCGCCAAGCTCATTGAGCCTGAGCCTTCTGAAGCAGAGGCTCCGCCACCAGTCAAAGAAACCGCCACCCGCAAAACCCGTACCGAAACAAGAGGCTCCTAATCGATGTCGGTACAACTCCGCCTAATTACAGGACCGATCATTGAGCCCGTGGTACTCACCGACGCCAAGGCGTTCCTCGTTTTGGACCCTGGCTTCACTCAAGACGATGGCCTGATTACCGCGCTTATCGTTGCGGCGCGCCAGTACGCGGAGAATTATTGCAACCGGTCTTTTTACAACCAAACGTGGCAGCTAACCAAAGACTGGTTTCCCTTCTTCATCGGTGACTCAACGCTCCCGGCCACCGGCCAAGGTGAAGGCTATTGGACTTGGTCATACTACTGGAACGGCGTCATGTTCCGCGTCCCCAAACCAAGCTTGGTGAGCGTCACGTCAATTACTTACTTGGATACGACCGGCACCGTGCAGACTGTCAATCCTGCAAGCTACTTTGCCGACACCCACAGCGAGCCTGGCCGCATCGTTCCGGCTGCCGGGTCCTTCTGGCCGTGGGCGGCTAGCTATTTCCCTGGCGGCGTCCAGATCATTTACGTTTCAGGCACCTATGGCGACGGCGCGGAGGTAGACACTTGCCCCGAAACCATCAGAGTCGCAATCAAGCTCTTAGTCGGCCACTGGTACAGCAACCGCGAAGCTTCGAGCGCTTATAGCTTGACATCGATCCCGATGGGGGTCAGCGCTTTGCTTGACTCTGTGAAGTTTACCTATTGGTCTTGGGGAAACAACTAAATGATTGATCCCCTTTATCTGGCAGCCGGGAAGCTGCGCCATACGGTGTCTGTTCAACAACTGAACCGAATCGGTGATAGTCAGTGGACAGCGACAGACGCCACCGTAGCAACTGCCGGGTGGACGACGCTGTATACCACTCGCGCTTCGATTGAATCGCTGGGCGGCCTGAACTTCAAGGAAGTCTACGCGGACACGGACTTGTCTTCTGTCAGCACACATCTGATAACGATGCGCTGGAATCCCAGCTTTACGATTAACGCGGGAAATCAAGTTGTGTCGGCAACGAAGACATTTAGAGTCCAGCTCAGCCGGAATGTCGATGAGCGTAACAAGGTGTGGAAGCTCCTGTGTGTGGAGGTGCCAGCCTAATGCCTATCTCGCTTCTGGAGGTGGACCTTAAAGAATTCCTGGCCGCGCAACCCGCGATAACGGCCCTTGTGCCGCCGTCCCAAATTTATCCGGCGTTCATCCGCTCTGATGCAAGTTGGCCCGCGATCAGCATATGCACCGTGGGCAGGACGATAACGAGGACCTTGGACAATACACGGATTCAATCAAAACGAATTCAGGTGGACACGTTCGCGGTGACCTACCAGACATGCAAGCAGTTAGAGGTAGCAGTGCTAGCCGCGCTAGACGGCTTTGAGGGATTACTTCAGCCGGGGAGTACAATCCGCGTGATTAGCTGCTACGCGGATTTACTTTCTGACTCGTGGGATGAAAATGCCAGCATTTTCCGTGTAATGCAAGTGTTTTTGGTCGATCATACGGCGGTGGTGGCTTAGATGCAACGCAACCCCGACTTGATACGCGCCATCCTGTTAGCTGTTGAGGCGTCACCCACATCACCAGCCACCATTCCCGGCTACTCAGACGAAGCAGTTTCCTACCATGTCGAGTTGTTATGCCAGGCTCACTGGCTTGAAACGGCGGGGCTTACTTGGGAAGGTCATGAGTTTCTGGACGATTTCCGTAGCGATACCGTGTGGAATAAAACAAAGGCGTTTGCGGTCGAGAAGACGGGGACCATTTCGGTTGAGATTTTGAAGCTGGCCCTGCCGTTTGCCTTGAAGGCCCTCATGGCGGCGACAAGCTAATGCCTGAAGGCTCTTACTGCGTTTTGGATGCCGCCGACGTTCAGAAGATGTTCAGCGACATGCAGGCGCGCATGAAGCGGGCCGTGTTAAGGCGCGCGCTGGTAGCGGCAATCAATGTAATCGCGGACGAAGTACGGCAAGCTTGCCCTGATGTTACGGGAGTGATGCAGGCTTCGCTAGGGACGAAAGTAAGCACGAGTTCGGATGGGTTGAAGGGATCGGCGCGCATTGTGTGGAATAACGACCAGGGCGTGGTGGTCGCTCGCGTCGAATTTGGGCACACAAATGTGGGCCATCAGCCTGAGTTGAAAAATCTTGGTTCGGTGACACCGCCGCATCCATTTTTTTGGAACGCTTGCGACCGGGCGCTACCGAAGGCTCTTGAGGTCTATACCCTCATGGTTGAGTCGGAAGTGATTGCCCGCGAAGGGTTGTAAACAACCATCAGATAAATCCCGGTTCGTGAAGGCGTGCCACACGGGTATTAGCTTCATGTGGCGCGAACACCCTACGGAAGTATTTACATCGCATGGCACCGCGAAAGTGGCAAAGGTTACGGCGGCTTGACCCGCTGCTGGAGACGTCTAGGTGGTAAATGGCACTACTTCACTCCGCAGGAAGCTTTTGAGCGGCGCAAGCGGTGGCATCTCAAAGACTCCAAGTATAGGCCGACCACGGATATCGACAGAGCTATAGCTCTGTTCGGCGCGAAAGCGTTCGAGTGGGTGCTTGTCGGCGTTGCCTTCTCGCGGGCCGAACTGAACGCCATGGAAATCGCTGTTATAGCGATGAATGAGTTTGACAACCCAGAGTTCGGTTGGAATGTATCCCCCGGAGGCAGTCGGATTTCGAGGGAAACACAGCTTAAGATCAGCGCATCAAACGCAATCGCTAATAAAGGCAAGATACTTTCCGAAGGGACGAAGGCTAAAATAGCCGCCTTCCATAAAGGTAAGAAAAAATCGCCTGAAGCAATAGAGAAGGCAGCCGCGCATAGGCGGGGACGAAAACACACACCTGAGCACGTAGAAAAGTGCGCCGCCAAGCTTCGTGGCAGAAAACAGCCACCTGAGCTAGTTGAAAGGATCGCCGCCACCCATCGGGGTGAAAAGGCGTATAACAGTATCCTAACCGGAACGAACGTGCTTGAAATTAGAGCTTTGACCGGGGTAGTGTCTGGACCCGAAATGGCTAAGAGGTACGGCGTCAACAAGAACACGATTTACGCCGTCAGGAGTCGAAGAATCTGGAAACATCTCCCGGCTGAACCCACGGACGCCCAGGCGCGGAGACGCGCTCCGTCTAAGCAGTTCGGTGAGCGGTCGAATGGCAGCAAACTTAAAGAGGATGAGGTATTACAAATCAGGGAGGAGGCGGCTGAACAACCTAAACCGTCACTGGCAGAGATTGGTCATAGGCACAGCATAAGCTATAGCACTGTCCGGAGAATCGTCAATCGCAAGACCTGGAAGCACATCTAATCCGACTTTCAAACTCCTTAGCGTAAGGCCGCTCCTGGACGCCGGTAGCAATTCAAGCCTTCACATGGAGTTCATATGAGCTATTCAGGATCGCAAAGTTTTAGTGGCGCTGGAAGTGCATTGTCGGTGAATACGGGGACCGTTACCACGCCTGTGATGACGGTAATTAACGAGATAATGTCGTGTTCGTTGGGGTCGCGTAGCGCCAAGGTGAGCGACTGTACAAATTTCAGCAGCGGGAAGGTGTCCGAATTCCTGGCGACAATTGTAGATTCCGGGACCATCGACATCAAGGCTTCGTATCTCGCTGCGGACCCAGGCCAAAGTGCCTTAAGCACGGCTTTTTCATCACTCACTAAAACATTGTTCTCCCTACAGCTCCCACCCAGCCCAGCGCAGACTGTTGGAGACCTCTACAAATTTTCCGCCATAGTCTCCGAGTTTTCGTTTGATGTGGACATGGAAAAACAAATTATGCTCGCGGCGAAACTTCGCATTAGCGGCGCGCTCAACCTGACGCCGGGAACGTAATCCAATCAACCACCAACCCTTCGGCGGAGCCGTGGCATTAACCGCCATGCTCCGCCTTTACTTCATAAGGAGCATTTTACTTGGAAGATCCAACCGCAATCATCAATCCGCCGACCGAACTGAAGGTAGGCGACAAGCTTTATCATCTGGTATTCACCCATCGCGCGTTAGCCGCCGCAGAGCAGGCCACGAAATTGAACCTGATTCGCTGGCTGAACTCCTATGAGATGAGTCTCAGCGACCTGAGCGGTATGTTACTAGCCTGTCTCAAGAAGCATCACCCTGAACTCACCCTTGACGACGTATTTACGATCTTAGACACCGTGGGAATCGCCCCCGCGTTTGAAGCCGTCGTCCAGGCATGGAAGCAGGCGCAACCGCCCCCAAACGCCCAGGCCGTCGCCGGGTAGCGGACTCAGCGGCGGAGGTTGACAGTGAGACTTTTTGGTTACGGCGCTGGTCATTCGCGCGCTACACGCTGGGGCTTAGTGAGGAATGCTTTTGGGATTCGACCCCCAGAAGTCTTGACGCCCTGGCCGATAGGTTGCTAGAGGAACGGAAATTAGACGACTGGAGAACGGCGCTGTTAGTGTCAACACTTATTAACACTTCGATGGCGCGACCCAAAGAAGGAGTGAAGCCGGAGGATTATATGCCGCGATACGACGACGATCCTGAGACACAGCCGACCGATAACGAAATGAAGAAGAAAGTAGCCAGTATCTCACTCACGTCGATAATCACCGGCCTCTACCAGCGTCAGGAGCGCAATAAAGGGGTGACCAATGGCAGCTAGTTCAAAGCCGATAACAGTCCGGATCGTAGGCGATAACACATCGTTCGATGTCGCAATTTCCAAATCTCAGTTGAAAATGATTGAGATGAAGGGGTCGTTGGACTCCCTTTCCCGCACGCTCAACATCCAAGGAGCGGAATCCCGCAAGGCCGCCAAAGCCCTCAAAGACGTGGGTGACGCCGCGCATGGCAGCGTTAGCGGCATGCAAGCGTCGTCCGCTTCCCTTCGTTTACTCGAAGGCGGCATGACGAACAATCTCCGCGCTGCTGAACGCTTCATCACAACGCTACCGGGAGTTTCAAACGCCCTGAAATTGGCCTTCCCGGTCGTAGGTGCCTTCGCCCTGGTCGGCGTCTTCACCGAAATGGCTGAACACATCGAAAAGCTCAAGAAAGCCTTCGACGACCTCAAGGACGCCCCCAACCGCATCGGCGCGGCGTTCAATCAACTGGCAGCGGCGTCAATCAAGAGCGGCGATACCATCGACGTTACAAACGCCAAACTTCAAGAGTCGATCAATAAGTTACAGGGTAAGCCAAACAACGGAATTGCGCTGGCAATCGCGGAAGCCAAGCAGCGCGCCGACGAACTTTCTTCTAGTCTCACCGGCGACATCGCCAAGATTGAAGAAATACTCACCAAGGAAACCTTCTCCCATTGGGACTGGAAGGGCATCATCGGCAATCAGGCGCAAACCTCCGACATCGCCGACCAGTTCAAAGGCTTCCAGCGGCAGTCAACGGCTATTGACTTGTCAGGCCAGACGAAGGCATTGGCTGCCAACAGCGTTGGCGATAAAGCAGGTGCCGCCGCCGCATCCACTGAAGCGGCTGAAGCGAAGCTCACGGCCACCCGCAAAGAGCTAACCTACGTCACCACTGAGCTAGCCAAGGCGCAAACCAATCAGGCTAACCGGCAAGCCTACTTAGATTCTCAGATCGCCGTACAGAAAGCTCCCGATAACACGGCCCTGGAAGCGGCGTTAGCGAAACGCGCAGCTTTACAGGCGAAGGAGTACGACCAGCTTAAGGACCATAGCGACCGTATCGCAACCCTGCAAGGCGAAGCGAATGCATTAACGGCCAATCTCAATAACAAGATCGGCAGCGATCTACAGGTTGGACTCGAAGGTAAAGAGCACAGCCTCCAGTTATCCAAGGAACAGGCCGACGCCTACAGAAGCGTGTCCAAAACGCTGGAAGAGTTACAGGCCAAAATCAAAGGCGTCTCGCAGGAGACAGCCGCCAGCACACCCGTGGAACAGGCTCACGCCAAAGCATTCGCCGAATCTGAACAAGTCATCAGTCGCTTGCGTGAATCTCTTGCTGAACATGCTCTTACCCTCAAAGCTTCCGACGCCGCGAAGATCCGCAGCATGGAAACCACTCTGGCCGACCTTGAGTTGCAGAAGGCCACAGACGCCGAATTCAAAAAGACCATAGACGGCATCAATGAAAAGATCGACGCCTACCGCCGTCTCACCGCAGCTATCGGCGCTGGTTATGCCGCCCAACGTCAAGCCACCGTCCAGGACGCGGTTGAAAAAGCTTCCCTTGGAAAGAACTACAGTCCCGCGCAGAAGGCCGCTATTGGCAACGCTGCCGGTAGCGAATTCGACGCCGCAAACTCTCAGAAGACGGCAGCAGATGTAGACAAGCTTCAGGAGAA